AACTATCTCCACGAGTCATGAAATTAACTGGAATATTTTGACCACTCACGATACGAACAAAGTTACTGATTGCTCTTTTGTGACCGGCTAGACCGATAAGGTCTTTACCTTTCTTTACTGGCTTGTCATCATCAATAGACAGAACATCATCAACTAATGTTGTCTTACGATTGTCAAACCAAAAATCTGAATATTTACTCATTTGATTGTTTTCCCTTTGTTTCTCATATATGAATATAACACTAAATACCTATACGGGTCAAGCATTATTTTAATTATTTTCAGGTTTAAATTCTGGATTCATCTCTAACAATTGTTCCATCATCTCATCTTCAGCATCATCATCTTCCCAAACATCACAATGTTCAAGACATTCACTACATAAGTCATAGTCATCATAGACTATCGCCCCACAGCACTCCGAATACATCATATTAACTCCTTTTGTTATACTTAAATATACTACAAATATTTGATAAAGTCAAGCTTTATTTTCCCATTTCTTTATTTTATAAGAAAATCCCTTTCTTTCAAGTTCTTTGAATAACTCATTAGCATACTTAGCATCTTTTGATGTAATACTACCATGCTCTTGAATCTTAGCAGTAATTAAATTTAACTTGCTCATCTTATTATCCACCTGTTTTTTAGCAAATCCATTTGGTGAATTGGCTGCTGGAACAGACATTACCATAGCTTTCAACTTGGTTATCTTGGACAATAACTTATCTACCCTTTCCTTAAACTCAGGTTCGGATTGTATCTCATAGTTTTTTATAGCTTTATCAACCTTTGCTAGTTCTGTAGAAGATAAATCTCGACTTAACATCTTTGTGTGAATATCAACTAAAAAGGTATGGTATTCAGGTAATAAAGTTCTTATGAACTCGCCATCAGATAGCATATTTCTGATACTTTTAACTTCATTTTTATATCTTTGTGAAGCAAACATTATTTTACACCCAAACTACAAGCGATTTATTTACCCATGCTGATTTGGTCTTGAATTTAACAAAGAGTTTGTTCTTTGTCCATTTAACTATCTTACCTTGTTTTCCGTTGAAGAAAACAGTAGATACTTTCCACAATGATTTTGGTAGTGCTGAATTCATTATTTTAACTCCTTTTGTTATATATAAAGATACAGAGAATAAATGACAAAGTCAAGCAGTTTCTTTATCTTTTTTCCAATAATGTGAATCTTTTATTTTCTTCCAAGCAGAGTTTAATGCTTCATGTGTGGTGATGGATGTAATAAAACAAGGTGCCTTTTCTCGTGTTCTAACTCCGTTCCTTCTTACCTTTTCAAACGGGCTAAAACAAACGGCTTTAAGATGGTCTAATCCCATGAACTCTAGCTCATCGGTTACCCATTTTTGATATTCACTTGTTTTTAGTTTTTCTCCACCGATAACATGTAAAAATAAAGCAGTAGTATACTTATCATCCGTATCAAAATCTATAATCTGTTGAAATATAGACTTTTCTCGGTAATCATAGTAATCTATAAGCAACTTATCAGTTTTTCTTTCAGGTGCTAGAAAAGGACAAACTGGCATCCCACCAAAATCTTCGTTTGGTGTTTCTAACCAATCCATCCATTTGTTAAGTTGTTTTAATATTTTATGCTGTGAATAATGACCAGACTTTTTCAATAACCAATCCTATAAAACCTATTCCGATGATACCTCTCCATTTAGTAGTGCTATTTCTAAATTGAGAATTTAACTTTGTTTCAGCCCATAAACCCATGTGTGGATCAAATAGGTTTTCTTTCATAAACTTCAGAGATTCTTCGGTTTTTCCGTGGGCTTTTGACATCTCCGTTTTCATCTCATCTATATCTGACTTGATGTTGTCTATTTTGTTGTGTATTAACTCAAATTCTTTTCTATCAGCGGCGTTCATGTCTCATCCCAAAATAATTTTAACAAAAATAATATTAATATAAATACTAATAAACTTGAAACCCATTCCACTTGGTCGGGCGTTAATTCCATCAACTATAAATATAATTTATTTTTTCTCCCATACCCAAATTGGTTCACAAAACCTTTTATTTTTAGTTTCTTTAGCAAGTTGTAGTGATTCTTCCGTATATTGGTTTGTATCTTTAGCAGTTCCAGCTCCACCACTATTAGGTCGTTTAGCCATCTCCATACCAATACAACCTTTATACTCCATATCTGTATATTCATCAAGAAACTCATTCATCGGGTCACAAATCTTTGACCAAGCTTTCTTACCAGCAGATGGTGAATAAACATCTGATATATTAACACATAACTTACCACCACTTCTTAAAGTCGGTAGCATACTGTCAAGTGCTTTCTGTAAGAACTGAGTGTTCCAATTATTAATGTCCTTGTATCTAACCCAACTCTGATTGTCATCGTGACTATACCTTTCCACATTAAAATAAGGTGGTGATGTAAAGATAATGTCAAAGGTATCTTCATATCCATCATAGTAAAAGTCTTCAGCAGCCTCACAATAGAAATCAACCTTTTTCATCGTTTCAAACATCGTAAGTTGTCCTTCGTAGTAATCAGCTTGTTCTCTGTAAATTGGATGGTTCTCTTTACGAGGATCGACACCAACATACAACTCAGTATTCTGACTAGCAAAGAAACCAGCTAACCTATCTCCCCATCCCATAGAAAAGTCCATTACATTTTTAGACTTAAATAAATCATACATAGCTTTTGCTACATTTGGTTTAAACTGGCTACAGATATACTTACGAAGTCCAATCATAACTCGTAATGCTGAACGGTCTATCTTATCTAGTTTTAGTGAATAAGCAGAACCCATTAGTGAAGTCATAAACTTTTGATTACCCCAAGTTCGTTTGGGACCTGGTGAAACTGAACCATCAACCGACCATCTATTTTCTTGTTGGAAATAGTTAGAAGCTTTATTACCGATATTGTTTCTAGCAAAATACCATTGTTTACCTTCGTAATCTAACGACCAATCATAACCATCTTCACTTCTACCAAACCATTCGCCTTCTTTTAGAATATCATAAACCCAAGTTCCTTTTAACTTGTTGAAATCCTTACGACAATGTTCTTCTTCTATTTCAGCAGTTGGCATTGGATAGTCCATAGCAATAATAGCCAGAGATTCTTTTACATCTTCTTTATCAAATGTATCTTTGATGTAAGTCCATTCTTTCTCGTCTATACTGAGATATGGTTCTTGGTTCTTAAACTTGTTGAAATATTCTAAGTACATTTACTCTCCAAAATAACGGGTGTGTCCGGCTTTATGTTCCACGAGTGGATGCACATACTCGGTTTTATTAGTATTGGCTTCAACACCCATTAATTATCTGACTCCCAATCTCCACTATGAAATCCTTCAGCAAAGTGTTTAGTTTTTTCTTCCTCATTATCAAAATAATGATATACTTCAACTTGGGTATTACATTTTTTATTGGAACAAGATAAGTTAGTTAAGATACCATCTCCATCTGTATCTAAATCTTCTATATCGTGGTCACCACCCCATATCAAATCACTTTTACAATGCCAACATTTCATCTTATTCAATCGAATCCATTATACCTTCTATCACATCTTTTGCTATTTTTGGATTAAAAGATATACCTTTTTTAGTAGGTAGGTATTCACCATCTTTTTCGTAAAATACTCGGACATCAATAAAGTCACTACCTTTGTATTCTTTATTTTGTATTCTGATAATTTCTTGACTATTTTTTATTATTTCTTTCATTTTATTCTCCAAATAACTCTTTAAATGCCTGATTGGCAGCTTTAGATTGTTCTGTTTTCTTTTTCTCTTCTTTAACCTTATCTACTTTAAGGTCGTGGTCACCTCTTGCCCATTGGTCATACTCAATCTTACTAGCCATCATATCAGCCTGATGTAGTATGTAAGCCAGATTAGTACTCAACTGATTATCTTTACTCCAATTCATATAGTAACCTTTGTTAGCTTCTTCATACAATCCATCTGCCAACCTCATACCAATGAACTCAGTTTCTGTCATTTTGACACCAAAATGTTGTAGTATCCAACAAGCTCTATCAGTAATTGTCATATAATCTATCTTTGGATTGTGTTTATATATCAACCCTTGATTTTTTCTATGCCAGTCTGAGTCATTCTCTATATAGTTGTCTTCTACAAGGTTTCCAACCTTACCTAAATCGTGATGAAGAGCAGCAAATAATAGTTCTTCTACGGTAAAGTTATCAATTGTAGCGCCGTTTTGTTCCCATAACTTGTAAATCTGATAAGAAAACTGTGTGATGTGTAGAACATGTTCCACATAACCACCTGGATGAGCATTATGGAAGTGTTCTCTACCACTAGCTGGCGCCAAACACATTCTTTCTTCAAAGAAGTCATACATCTCGTTTAATCTTTCCAACCTTTCGCCTGAAAAGGTAGCATCTATCAGTTGTCTTAGGTTACCCCAATTATGTTGTATTTCTTCTGGTGTTAGTTGTTTCATATTATTTCCCCACTACATTTAAATCTGTTTCTGATAGTTTCTTTATAACTGGCAAACATTGTCCTAGCGCCAATCTTTCAAAACCATGTTCCATCTCTTCATATTTCATTATATTCGACTCCCAAACTAATCTCCAATAAGATTTTCCTCTATTTTCGATATCCACACCCATGACATTATCCCAATTCAAATGTTTATATTGGGATCTCAGATTATCAGAGGTCATACCAATGAAACCTTCATCAGCAAGATTATCATCGTTGTTTGGATGAAGCCAATGTAAACCATCTAATGTGTTTAAGTTAATTGTTTTCATTTGATTAGGATCTATTGTTCCATTAGCAGATAAAGGAAAACATTTAATCTCTGATGGGAATATATTATCTAAAACAATTCCCTTGAAAATTGGCTTGGATAAATCACGAAGTTGTTTTTCTCTAGCCCTATCTTTTCCATCTTCTTCAAAATAAAGTTCAACAGCATTTATTAATGGTGTTACAACATTATCCATACGAGCATCAGCACTACCTGGTGAAATATGTTTCTTAGCAACAGCTTCATATACTGGCATGGTATCAAAACCAACTTTATAGTCTTGAGTAATAATATCATAATAATAGTCAATGACTACTTCAATAGCAGCATCAATGCCAATTACATTATCTTTTCTCATCCTCATAACTAACGAAACAAGAAATAACCCCATATCCTCTTTTTTTGGGCTAAGAGTTTGAATATTACTGTTTGATTTACTTTCATTATTATCTTTAACATACTTAATATCCAATTGGTCGATTTTATTTACCAAAAACTTCCATGCTGGATTCTTGTAAACAGAATAAAAATCCGCATAAAACTTAGTCATATCGTCATAAGTATTACCAGCAACAATTTGATAAAATTTATCTGTCCAAAATGAAAACTCTGGTTCATTCTCACCACCAGATTCAAATAGTCTCATCCATTTAGAATATTGAAAAAAATCTCTTCTACCAGTTTTACCATCGAAATTAGTAAAATCCAAATAGTTTACTATGTAGTTTGAAATAATCAAAGATTTTAATCCAGCTGAAACGAACTTGTGTGCCTTACTAGCCATCACAGTTTCTTTTTCCATCTTACCTTTACCTAAACCCTCTTTGGAGTATGCCCATTTCTGTAACTCAATACCATCAAATATTTCATGATAGGAATCATAACCTTTTAGTGGATTCATATAATAATCAAAAGCACACCAATCACTAGCAGTATTGTTAGACATTCTCATATCAGAAGCATGTAAATGAAATGTTAATGCCCTTAAATCCCAATTAAGAACTGGTACATTCCAATAGTAGTCTTTTATTTCATCATTAGCAGTTACTATTTGTTTCCAAGAGATTTTTTGAGCTTTCTTTCCCTTTGGTAGATTATCAATGACACCCCTAACAATTTTAACAAATTTTAAATCTTTATAAAAATTGGTATCAATTGCAGTTAAAACCCCTTTGAACTCAGTTGGTGTTAGAACTTTTTCATCATAAAAATCCCCACCTAGTAAAGCTAAAGATAAAAATGTACCACAATCACTTATCAAGGCTTTAGTTTGTTTACAAAAAG